AAATGCCATTTAAAATTCTCCTCTCAAAATTATTGTGCAATAATATATTGCTATAATGCAATTATAAATTGCTTGTGCAGTTTTGTAAAGCAATTTTTACTTGCTTTTTGTATTTTTTTCAATACAAAATTGCAAAGATAGGTTGACTATGCAAGTTTAACTTGCTATAATCATTTTACAATATAAATAGGAGGTGTAACGATGAGTGAATTTTACAAAAGATTAAAGATGTTGCGAAAAAAGGAACAAAAGAATCAAGAAGATTTAGCTGCTTTACTTAATGTAACAAGAGCAACGATATCTGCATACGAAACAAATAAGATTATGCCACCTTATGACAAAATCAAAATGCTTGCTGATTATTTTAATGTTTCTGTTGAGTATTTAACTGGTGTTTCTTCCGAAGAAGATTCTTCTCCAGTTGATGTATCTGAAACATTGAGATTGTTGCTTAACCAATTACATGAGGATTCAGATTTAACCATTGATGGAATTACTTTAGATGAACACTCCAAAGAATTATTGGTAAACAGTATTGAAAATTCTTTGAAGCTTGGGAAACTATTAGCTCAAAATAAGAAAGAGTAGTATTTGTGAAAGGAATGTATTTCATGGAAAAGATGCGTCAATTATTACTAAAGAATTTCGGTACACAAGATATATTCAAAATCGCTGCCGAAAACAACATGTACATTGTAGAGGAAAATCTCGGCAATCAAATTGCTGGATATTACAACACCATCGGAGAAAAATTGATACACGTCAATTCAGAAATACCACGCTATTGCAAGAATATTGTAATAGCATATTTTTTACTAAATAATACGAACAAATGTACTCAAACAGACGGAATATGTTTCTTAATGATAAAAACTCTCCAAAAATTTAAGGAATTACCACAGATTATGAACTACAACTTGCACAAGTTGCACAATCTTGCACGGTAAAAACAACGTAAAATCAAGGGTTTCAAGGCTTGTGCAAGATGTGCATGCACAATTCTTACTTTTATATATTTTAAGAATTTCTACTTATTTATATAAAATATAAAAATATATAGTAGTATAGAACATCTTGCACATCTCGCACACTTGCACAGAAGAAAGGAGAATCTTTATGGCAAAAATCAACATTCGTAACCGAAACAAAGACAAGTTCTACAAAGATGGACGACCTAAACCACCAAATTGGGAATACCGATTTGAGGGAGCTAAAGTCGATGGTAAACGTAATCAAATCTCAGAAGCTGGTTTCAGAACGAAAAAAGAAGCTGAGATAGCTGGTTCAAAAGCACTCGCTGAATTTGAAAATGCTGGCTTACAATTTGAACCCACTGAAATCTCAGTTAGTGATTATTTTGATTATTGGCTCAACAATTACTGTAGAATGAATGTCGCTGATAGCACAATGGATGCATACGCAAATATAATCAAAAATCATCTAAAACCTAGAATCGGACATTACAAACTGAAAGCTGTCAGCACATTGGTATTGCAGGAGCAAGTCAATGACATTTACGTGAACCGAAGTTTCAGCAAATCATTTATGAAAAATATACTGAAAATTCTAAAAGGTTCTTTCAAATATGCACACGTCACAGCAAACTTAATCAAAATCAACCCTGCCGAGAACGTATCACTTCCAAATATGTCTTCTGATTCTGACCCAGAAGAAATCATTATACTTACCAAAGATAACGTCAACAAAATATTGAAACGCTTTGAAGATAGTCCAGCGACCTACTATGCTATGCTAACCGCATACTATACTGGTTTACGTGTATCAGAAGCTTATGGACTAACATGGGATAACATAGACCTTGTTAATAAGAAGATAACCGTCAATCAGATTGTAAAAAAGATTACAAAAGACGGAAGAGTTTCTGAAACTGGAATTAAGCGTGGGATTAGAGGAAAGTCCACCACAAAATGGTATTTAGGAGCATGTAAGACAAAATCTTCTTATAGAACTATTGATATTGGAGATACCTTAGTAAATGCCCTCAAGGATTACAAAGAGTGGCAAGAGAACAACGAATATCTTTATGGAGAAGTTTATACCAAACACTATTTAAAAGACGAAATATCGGCAGCTAACAAACGTGTGAAGCGTATAGTTTCTATGACGGATGTTGGCGTTGAAATTCCACTGGAAAGAGTCAATTTGGTATTCATAAAAGAGAATGGGGAATATCGTGGATCTGACACTGTCAAATATGCATCTAAAGTAATCAACTATGAATTAGGTATTCATTTTAACTTCCATGCTTTTCGACACACTCACGCTACTATGCTAATAGAAGCAGGAGTGCCAGTAAAAGCAGTTTCTGATAGATTAGGACATGGTAACGTAAGAACTACGCTTGAAACTTATGTCCACGTAACAGACTCTATGAGAAGTGATGCTGTAGATAAATTTGAAACTATGGGAGATTTAGATGCCTCTGCAACTATAGTGAGCTTTGATGAACTCAAAAGAAAAGTGTCCACCAAGACATCATAACTTGGTGGACAAAAATTTTAAGGTGGACAAGACGTGGACAAATTGACGTGTCCACAACATTTTAAATGCTGCAAGCCTAGTAAAATCAATGCTTTCCGCAACAATTCTTATATTTTTTACCACTTCCGCATGGACTGCGAAAATCACATTTTAACATATCTTTACACCCTTTTATGCCCTTTGTTAGCGTTTGAAAATAACGTGGACAAAGGGTTTTCACGTTTTATTGTATCTTACTGTCATTTTTCGCAATTGTCAATATCTTGCTCATGGTGGACGAGACGTGGACAAAACGTGGACTTTGTCCACCGATAACGCTTTTCTATTATATAAGTAGAAACTGCTCCGTTCAGCAATTTTAAATGGAATTTTATGCAATTAATACTTGCATTATTTTTCCAGTATGCTAGAATAAGTTATAAGCAATTATAAATTGACAAGGAGTGATTTTAAATGGCAAAGAACATAGTAAAAGAACATTTTACAAGTATTAACCAGATGTTAAATGTGGTAAACAGCAGACCTAACAACAGTGTAATGAAAAACAAAGAAGCTTCCAAAGAACACGGACGTGATTGGTACGGAACAGAAAATTGGGAAGAAGCTGTTGATTTATTTGAGCATGGATATACGGATGTGCTTGATAAAATCAAAGCTGGTGTTGCAGCTGGAATCAAAAAGACCGAAACAATTCAAAAGCGTAGAACTTCCACTGGTGTCGTTGGATATGCAGCGCACGTACCAAATGCGATTATGGGATTACCAAATAGCATGATTTACACGCAGGCTACTCCCCAGAAGATTAAAGCTGTTTCTATAGTATATTGCATCACAAGAAACGCTGGAACTAATGTGCAGGAATTTATTGATTCTGGTGTTGCTGTTTTGAACGTAATCAATAGACTTGAATTGAACGGATGCAGAGTCAATTTGAAGATTATGTTTTATTGTGCGACTGAGGATAAAAAAGAATATGCTTTTGGTACGGTAGACGTTAAGGATTTCAGAGAACACTTGGATTTACAAAAACTCTGCTTCCCTATTGCGAATCCCAGCATGTTTAGACGTTTTGGTTTTAAGTGGATTGAAACGTGCAAAGGATTAACTGATAGTGGTTGGGCATGGGGATACGGTAGACAAATTGAATCTAACGATGAAGTGTTGCAGGGATGGTTGCAGGACAATGAATTTTACATAGACCTACCCTATACAAAGAAATACAATTACGATGCTGAAAAAATAATAGAATCCATGAACATTAAATAGACCAGCTTTTTGCTGGTTTATTTTGCAATTTAAAATTGAATATTTTGCAATTTATGCTTGCTTTTTCCAGTGGGTGTGCTAGAATAAAAGAGTAAGGAAAAGCAATTTAAAATTGCATACATAGAAAAGGAGATACGAAATATGATTATTTTAAAAGAATGTGAAAGACTTGATTTGGTAGCTGACGAGCAGGATTTTGGCAAAGGCATAATGGTTATGTACCAGAAGAGATTCTATGCTAATAACAAAGGACACTGGAAATGCTTGAGCGATTCTGAACAAAGACCTTTGTATCCACACTTACGTGATGAAGTAAAGGACAACATGGCTGCTGCTGAAAGCAAACTGAATGAGATGAAAGCAATCTTTACTGGTAAACCAGTGGAAGCTCCAAAGCAGGAAGTTGAAGCACCAAAGGCAACTGGATCTGGAGATGGACTTGGAAGCAGACTTGAAGAGATTATGATTAAGGTACTCGCTGAACAGTCCACTGAAAAGGTTGTTGAATTTGCAAAACCGATGTTGGAAGAACATATTAAGAAAACATTTGGAGTGTTACCACAGAAGCACGTTGTAGTGACACCAGAAGCTACACATGAAATCACTGGTGCGACACATGAGAAGTTTGACGATGTTTTGAAGTTAGTTAGCTTAGATATCCCAGTATTTTTAAGTGGAGCAGCTGGAACTGGAAAGAACGTAATCTGCAAACAAGTTGCCGAGGGATTAGGACTTGAGTTTTACTTTACCAATGCAGTAACGCAGGAATATCAGTTAAAAGGGTTCATTGATGCGAATGGTACATATCATGAGACACAATTCTATAAAGCATTTACGCAAGGTGGACTGTTCTTCTTAGACGAAATGGACGGAAGTATCCCAGAGACATTGATTATTCTGAATAGTGCGATTGCTAATAGATACTTTGACTTCCCTACTGGCAGAGTGGATGCACACCCAGACTTTAGAATTATTGCGGCTGGTAATACTGTTGGTACTGGAGCAGACATTGAGTATACTGGAAGATTCCAGTTGGATGCAAGCTCACTGGACAGATTTGCATTGATTATGATTGATTATAGCAAAAACATTGAGAATGCGATTACCAACAATAACACTGAACTTTGCAGATTTGCTAGATTCTTTAGAGAAATTTGTGAGGAAGCAGGAATTAGATGCTTGTTTACTTATAGAAGTTTGGAGCGTATTGGTAAACTGGAAAGCATGATGGAGCTTTCAGAAGTGCTTAGAATAGCACTGGTTAAAGGACTTGGTAAAGATGATGTAAGAATCATTACAAACAAATTTAAGTTTACCAACAAATACGTGGAAGCGTTAAAAACTTTGGCATAAAAAGCTATTTTAAATTGAAAGCTGGTGTGTATAAATTGCACACCAGCAGATTGGAGATAATATGATGGATGTTAAACGTGGAGATATATGGGTCATTGATTATGAAAAGTCCAATGGATCTGAGCAACATGGAATGCGACCTGCGATTATAGTTAGCAATGACGTTGGTAATGAACACTCTCCTATTGTTGAGGTTGTATGGTTGACATCTTCTACTACGAAGAAACCACTCCCAACGCATGTGAAATTAGGTTTCAGTACAGCTTTATGCGAACAAATACATACGGTAGATAAAAGCAGACTCGTTGAATTTAAGAAATGCTGCACTGAAAAAGAAATGTTGCAAATAAACAAAGCGATGATGATTTCACTTGGAATCATAGCATAAAGAGAGGTGGTGCTTTATGAATGTCAGTGGTTTACATGGAAGTGACAACGGATGAGTTGGAATTACCATTGATTGTGACAAGTAACGCTCATGAGTTAGCAAGAAAATGTGGAATAACACCACAGTATTTGTATAATTACATAACTCATGTGAGACGTGGAGAAATTCAAAACCCAAGATTTATAAAAGTTGTGATAGATGATTAAAGAAAACGATAGATGATTAAAGAAAACTTTAGAGAGGTAATGGTATGGGAGAAATAATTTTTATTATTGCGGTATTAGTAGTTGTTTTTTGGTTGGGTAGACTATTTGAACAAATGAAAATATGTGCAATTATGCAAAAGTTTTTTGAAGTAGAAACACATAAAGTCGGTGCTTATTCAAAAGATTTTTGTGACGGTATTTTTTACTTGAATGATTATATTAAAAAGTTTTATCAATGAGAGGTAATGAGATATGCCTGATATAACAATGTGCAATGGTAAAGGGTGTCCAATATCTTACAAGTGTTATAGGCACAATGCAAAGGCAAATCCGTTTATGCAGAGTTATTTTGTTGAAGCACCATATAAGAACGGAGAGTGTAAGGAATATTGGGAACAAGTAAAAAGGAAAACTGATTGTTAAAGGAGTAAATAAATAATGGAAATTGGAAAATTCAAGCCGTATAAAGGATTTGTTGGCACTATAGAAGTGGCTGATGGAGGGCATCACGGAAAATTATTAGATATTGATGATTTTGTAAACTATACGGCAAATTCTTTAGAAGAATTGGAGACTGAATATCACAAAGCAGTAGATGATTATTTATCATTTTTGAATGAATTGAGGTAAGAATATGGATGCATTAGAGAGACAACAAACAATAGAAGTAGCGTTATTAATATTAAGAAATGCACTGGTTGAAACTAAGACAAGCATAGCACTGTATGATAATAGGATTTATTTCTTTGGAACTGAATTTTAGTGAGGTACAAATAATATGAGAACAATAAAAGATGTTTGTAGTGAGTTGCGAAAAAAGACAGACTTGTTAAGTCATCATAAATCTGAACAATACAAAGTCGTATGCAAATTGTGTGACGAAATTCTTGCAATACATAAAGCGAGTGTTGATAAGGTTGCAGAACAGTTGGAAGAAGCAATGAATGATGCAAATATGCGCAGTGGAGATTATGAAGATTATGACGATTACGAACAAGGCAGAGCGACTGCTTTTGAAGAAGCAATCGACATTGTAAAGCAGAATTTAACAGACTAAACCGTAGTTTAGAACACCTAGATTGTTAGGTGTTCTTTTTATTTGCGATATTTTTAATTGATATTTACGCAATTTATACTTGCATTATTCAGTGGATATGTTAGAATAAAGATAGTTACAAAAGCAATTTAAAATAGCCTAAAGGAAAGTGAGGATTGATTTAATGGAATTCTATGTTGAGTTTAATTGGCAAATGACAAGATGGGGAATGAAAGCAATGGAAATGCGATTTTTCCCTACAGAGCAGGAAGCAGTTGAGTTTGCAAGGACAGAAACAGTCGATGGACAAATTGGATGGGTAAAGGAGATTTAAACATATGAAAAGTTTTTTATTTGTTATTAGAGATTTAGGTGTAGAAATGGAAGCAGTCTATACTGCTGATACTTTAGAGCATGCAGAAGAAATGGTACGTGACGATTATGCTGTGGATCTGGATTGCTCCCCAGAAGATGTTGAAATAATTGTGATGGAGGAAATACGATGAAAGTAGAAGTATTCATTGAAGAGACTCTATGTAGAAGAATTGAATTTGATTTACCAGATGATATGACCGAGGAAGAGCGTATGGAAGCTGCCGAGGAATTGGCAACCAGAGCATATAAGAATTGTGAGATTGTTTTGGATGCAGATGATATGAGTGGCACTTCTATAATGGTAAGAGATGTTACAACTGAACATGAAACAGATTGGAGGAATATTTAATATGAGAGGATTATTAATCAAAGGAATGGACGTAATGGAAGTGCAAGCAAAATGAACTTGAGGATTATTACAGATTAATGGAAATTGATTGCATTGATATTGTGACACGTGAAATTGGTGGCAAACGATACGACATTATTTGTGATGATGAAGCGTTATTGAAAGAACAACCGATACCTACAATGTTAGATACTGAGCAACAACCTATGATATTTGGTAACATAATTGTTGCAGGACTCGCAGATGAAACTGGAAATATGACCGATTTAAGCGATGAAGATATTGCTAGAATTTATGACAGTTTAGGAGTTATTAGACTCATTGACGGAAGAAAATTTGCTTGCTTATTGAATGTGAAATATTAATATTGAGCAAGTAAAAAGCACATGTGGAATGTGCTTTTTACTCAACTCTGATTATGCTAATCATTGAGCATAGATGCTCTTGTTTTTGCTCCCACTATTCCATCCTGCACCAATCCTCTTGATTTCTGATAAGCTAAAACTGCTCTTTTGGTATCATCTCCGAATTTACCATCCACAGTGATTCCCAATTCATACTGAAGCCATTTGACATCGTTACCATTCATCATAGGACTTGTTCTCTTTAGATTTCTAGTAGGTACTGGATAAGGATTGGATAATGCGCCCTCTTTATATAAGGCTTGCTCTTCTGCTCTTCTTCTAACAAGACCTTTTAGAACTTTACCACCAGCTTTATTATAAAGCGGAATCTTTTCTCCAATCTCTTCAATGGTTCTGTTTTTACACAAGGTTCTAAGATTTCCTGCACCGCAATTGTATGTAAAAGACACCAATGCATCAAACTGATTCTGCGTGAAGTTTTTGCCAATTGAATTGACTGCTTTTACCGCACTCGCACAATCTGCTTTCAAATATGCTTCTGCTTGTGCTTCTGTAATACTCATTCCCTCTCTTACATCTGCACCGTAATGTCCATATCCAATTGTCCAGTACTTTTCTGTTGGAACTGGCTTATATGCTGAAAGTCTTAAACCCTCATATTTTTTGATGATATCTAAACCTTTTTGCGAAATATTCATGCTGCATCACTCCTTATTAATATGAAAATATTCTGGATTCACAACGTATTCTTTCTTCGACACTAAGATTTTCAATTGTAGGTGGCTCATATGATATACACATGATGAACCACATTGCCAGAATCATACACAATATTATTGTGATGATGATTTTTCCTATTTTCATTTACTTCTTTGCGAGCTGTTCAATGAGCTGCTTCACTTTGTCATATCCAAGCATTGCTCCGAACCAGTTTGCGACTCCCATTAAGATTGCACAAATCACATTGTTTGTGTCGATTGGAATAGCTGTGAACTGATAACAGATAAATGTTCCTGCAACTCCAACGATAATCGCCACAACTAAAACAACGATATTGGATGCGTAGTTGAGTTTTAATGAATCCAAGAATTTCTTCACTCCCTCTGTTACAAAAGAAGTAATTGTTGAGAATAACGTTAATAATGCTAGAAATAATGTTAATGTCATTGTGATTCCTCCCTTTCTAATTCTTCTAATCTGTTGACATCTTTATGTTTTCTGCAATTTTCCACCTTTGCTTTCCACACCATAAATCCTGCAAAGATAGAAAGAAATGCAAAAGAACCAATAATAATTTCGTTGACTGGAGATATATCCGAGATGCCTAAAATCCCAGATAAAGAAACCAGTAAATACGTTATAATCACATTCAAAATGACAAAAACGAATGCGATAATAAACATCTTGTCCATAAATCCTCTGGATCTGAAATACTTAATCATGCCACCACCTACTTAATAATTTTCAATTCTTTAACACGTTCATAAACTTCTGTGCCAGTACCATTGCCGCCTAATTCGTGATAAGCGTTGTATAACTTTTCAATGTTACTTAGCTCTGATATCCCTATTTCCCCTTTGCCTATGAAATACATGCAAGATTGAAAAAGCCTATCATGAAGAAGCGCAATCACTCCCTCATTGATAGCTTCCTGCTTTTTCAACTTCTTTCTTAAATAGTCATAAGCTAAAGAAAGACCAGCTATCGCCAGTCCAAAAACAAATTCAATCCAGTATTTAATTATGAACTCATACATCTTTTGTACATCTCCTTTTTTGTCTTTTTTAAACGTTTACAACGGTCACTTTTCCAATCAACACATCATCAACAAATAAATGCAACTGTGAAGACGAGTCTATCCATTGAAATCTCATTCGACCATTTCCAAACATTCCTTTTGTAACCTTGTCGTCCAATGCCACTTGTAATCCACTTACGTTTGATATGTTGTGGTTGTGACTGCTATCGACTACTGTGGTAGTCATAGATGCATTACCAGAACCATCGAAACTTACTGAACCAGTGACATCTCCAGTCAATGAGATTGTTCTGGCAGTTGTCAATTTCGTTGCAGATAACACATTCTTTGCGCTATCCGCTGTATTATTGACATTACCAAGTCCAATGTTTTCTGCTGTGATATTCACTTGTCCAGTACGATATGAAGTTTCAGCACTACCTTTGACACCAGTAATGGAATTCACTTGTGCGCCAGTAGCAATACCAGAGAGCTTCGTCTTTTCAGCAGTCGTATAATCGTTGGTTGATAAGGCTTTTCCACTTACTTTGTCTACTTTGGTATCAAAAGCAGTTTGCGTTATGATGTTTTCCCACGCTGTCCAAGTTCCTGCATATTTAGAACGACCCATTATCAATAGTGTTTGCAAACTAACCGCATCTGGATATTTCGTCAATCTTTGCCACTCATACTCAGCACTGGTTTTCATACCCTCAACATAATAAGTTCCACCTTTAATGGAAAGATTCCCTACTGCAACGCTCAATGTGAAATTGTAATAGGAATTTATCGCAAAATTCGCAGAATGTTCATTCATAACAGAATCCAACTGCTCCTGCGATGTCACATTGAAATACTGTGGAATTCTATTATGAAGCAAACTTGCATCTGCCTTTAAATTCAAAGCAGTTTGAGTCGCAGTGCTTATTGGCTTGCTGGCATCAGACGTGTTATCAACGCTCCCCAGTCCAATCTGAGCCTTTGTAACCGTGTGCGGATTGCTCTTGTTTCCAATATGATTGATTAAAGTCGTAATCGCCAATTTGATTTTTTGAAAAGCGACATTCAATTTTTCTCCACTTGCCAAAGTTGCAAGCGTTGTAGTGTCCGAGTAAGTAGGTGTCTGGTCGTTTGTAGCGACATTTGGTACATTCCCCAAACCTACTTGCTCTTTTGTTACTCCATGTGGATTAGATTTATTAGCAATGTGATTCTTTGCAGCATTTTCATTGCTTTTCATTTGTGTATCAATGACCTGCATGTTAGAGTTAGAATGCTCCACTCTATACAAGTCAGTTTCATCTGGTAGTAAAAGAGAATAGTTAGTAGTATTCTTCATTTACTCCAAATCCTTTCTATAAAGTTAATTCCCCCAATGGTTCTTCTCTCAATTCTCTATGCGTTCCTTTTGCAAGTTGAGCGTGAGTAAATGGAGCTAAATCCATGTGACGATTCCAAAACAAATCGTAATCCAGAATCAAATTCTGTGGGATTATCTCTTTTAAAAATCTCAAAATCTCGTAATATTGAGACTTTTGTGTTAATGCGATTCTAACCCACAAGACAAATTCCATCACATTCAGATCCATAAAATATCCATCTTGACCGAGCATAGAAGTCATTTTTTCTATCAACGTTGGATAGGTGTAAACGTTGTTGGTATTCAATCTCGTTATGATTCGATTTCTTCTGTCCTGCAAAGTGTCTGTTGACAATGGGATGATTTTAAGCATTTTCTCCCATCTTTCGCATCCGTTTTCCGTCATGGTATGCAAATACTGGTCGTTCCAAACATCCTCAATGCTATCCCATAACTTCTTTAATTCTGGATTCTCTGCTGCTGCGTGAGCCTGCATCTCTTTGATTTCTTGCAAGAACAAAGGGAGATAATCTAAGATATTAGGTTCTCTCATTTATCTCCCCCCTAACTACAATCGCATCTTTGTCAACTGTTAAATTGGATTCTTTGTCATTAATCATGGTATCTGCAATATCGAGAACTCCAGTAATCTCTAAGATTCTTGTTTCAATCTGAGAGATTCTAACAATGATATTGCTAGTATCTTGCCACTGCTTATTGAGTTCCAATAAGTATTCATCAACGACAGCTTCTATAAATGGCTTGACATCTTCCCAAGCATATCCCTCTTGCAATGTGATTTTGCTGGAGATATTCACAATCTGTTCGTTTACACCAAATACAGCAACCGTATGACCGATTGGAGCAATACCATATCCTTTTCCATGACCGTATGTTGGGTCAACTAAATTCTGCACCGTATTCACAAACGTGGTTGTTGGTTTTGTAAAAGCACTTGTCTGAATTACTACTTTGACATTTCCACCACCAATCCATTCATTTGCAGAATAAATCTTAACACCACCTACACCATCAATCTGGTGTAGTTTCAACATGTAATCTGCTTTATTTCCACCGAATGCTTGTGAGTTAAGAGAAGCATAAAAAATGGTATTAATTTCATCAATCCCTGCTTCCTCTTCTCCATAAGTATCAATGGATACGATTTCCGCATAAGTTAGACCATTTACATAGTCGATAGGTGTAATCATTCCAGTAATGTTTCCGACTTCCCCTGCTGTTTCGCATCGAAGCGTATACACACCGTCTGACACTTTAGCAATCACAATGAAATTGACATCTTCAAAGTTAAATCTGCTACCTATCGGAACATCAATATCCGCTGGAGTAGTGTTGGCAGTAACCACCGAATATGTGGCATCAAACTGAGTAATGTCGATTCCTCTTTCTTTACATCTCTGCAACTTTCCATCTCTGTCGGAAGTATCAAAGAATGTAAGATTAAAAATGTTTGTGAGTGCGATATACATGTTTTGCAGCTCCACCGATATTGGCGCAACCGCATTGTACATGAAAGAACTCTCTCTCACGTCCAAATCACTGGGAACTCTTGCTAGAGTTCGTTCAAGAATACCCTCAAAGGTTTCATTTTCATACATTTTAAATGTCCACCACCCTTTCTGCCTGCACATCTCCAAAAATTGTTCTTGCTGTAAATGATACGGTCAGTTTTGTTTTAACTTTATTGAATCCGAAATTAAAAACATCTGTTATTCTGGAATCTTGTAGAAGTGCTTCTTTGATTCGTCTTTCAACTTCTGGAATGACAAAATTAATGTTCTTTCCTATCAAATCCACAAGCTCTATTCCATAAGACCACGGATAAATGATGTAATTATAACGTTCTGTATTCAAAATAAAGAAAATGGCTTGCTTCACTTCTGCCAAATCCTCAACCATACCACGGATACTTTTTTGGTCGGATGCGATAGCAAAGTCTCTGGAAGCAATCTCTTCGTTTTCAAATTCAATTCTAAAATCTTCTGAAATAGCAGGAATCAATTATCACACCTCCAACTTGTCAATTACGACATATTTTTGTCCACCTTGCATGCGAATCATAATTACCTTATCTCCGACTTTCAAAGCGTTTTTAATCTTTATTTTTGCATTTGACATAAATAATTTTTTCAAGAGATTCTGTTCCAATTCATCAATGACAACATTTCCATCTCCCTCAAATTCAATGTCAGTTTCCACCTCATAATCCTTTACGTTCTTTGTAAGAACGATGAACTCTTCCGTGAGAATCAGTTTCTGGTCTATCTGGATTTGGATTGGTTCTGTGCCAATCACATTTCCATAGACGACATTTGTAGGGTTCTGAGCTTCCACTGCTTCTGTGGCAGCTTGTTTTATTAACTGAACTAAGTTAGGCAATGAACTCTCCCCCTCTCAATGTCAATGTCATTGTGTGCAAGTCATTATTGAACTCATGGGTTGCTTTTTCAATCAGCATGTAATTACTGAGCGATACATCTCCCAAATTCAATCTAACAACCACGCTTGCTCCAGCTCTACATGCGACATGTCCAAATGCCTTTTCGATTTTAAGATTTCTCGTTTTGGCATTGTAAAGCTGCAACAATTTGTTTACCTTATCAATTGCACCCAATGGATCTGAAACAGATTCATATAATTGCAAAACACCCCATCTGCTAATACTCTTAGAATCTCTTGCCATATAAACCTCTCGTTTACCAGTTTGTTCGTTGTCATAAGTCAACTTAATCTGGTTATACGTCTGGTCGTCAATGCTAGATTCGTAAGTATAGTTCTGTCCAGTTTCTGCATCAATGAGAATGTTGGTTTTCAAATTCTCAATGTTTCTTAACTCAATCAATCCATAATTATCATAGAGACAATATAATTGAGTTCTTGCTGTTAAAGTCTCATTCAAAGCATTTTGCATGATATCAAATAAAGACTTATTATCTTCCACTCTGTTGGGAATCACGTAACCAGTATTTTCAATCTTGCCTACGCTTAAACCAAAATCCCTTGCGAGCATCGTCAACACTTGAGATGCTGTTTTGTTGGTATAAACGTAAGTATCTTTATTTTTGAAATATCTAAGCTGGTCGTAGCAAGTAACCTCAACTAATCTATCCTTTGTTCTGGATTTTTTGAAAACATAACCAATGAAAACACCCACGTTGTCTTTCTTAAAAGAAACCGCATCTCCCTCAGTAAACATGTCTGCATAATCCGCAATACATTTGAATTTCAGCTTACTAGGCTCTCCGACTCTACTCGTTTCCCACGTTATCCCCTCTTCAATAGGTGGAAAGAATTTTTTTGAATTACTATAAACCCATAAATCATACATCTTTCAAACCCCCTTATTTAGCAGGAATTGTGAGTTTCGTGCCAGCGTAAATCCAATGACCGTTACTTGATGAAGATTTACCATGCTTTTTAGCAGCATTTTCAATGACTGTTTTATTAGCATCATAAATCTTTTTATAATCACTTCCAGAACCATACATCTTCTTTGCGATATTCCAAAGAGTATCTCCAGATTTTACGGTATAAGTTGTACCACCAGCTTTTTTAGAATCTCTGCTGGTTGTAGTGGAAGCAACTTTGTTGGTTTGCTTAACTGTGACGGTCTTTACTCCATAACTTCTATACTGTTTCAATTCTATTGAAACTTTCACATCCAAGCTGCTATCTTTAGCTGATTCCACGATTTTATAATCTTCCAAAGATACCTTTATGTTTGTGTTAAACAGCATTTCTCCATTTGGAGTGCTTCTACTAACTACAAACTGAAATGGTTTTTTCTCAACCTTTAATCTCTCAAATACATCTAAAAAATACTTTGCTTTTTGGAATCCATTATCGTATAAAGCAAACGGATATCGGCTGTTAGGAAGCAAACATTCAAAAGAGAGTTCTGTAAGTCCTGCATCTTTTAAAATGTTTACTTCCGAATCATTAATCAATGAGATTGTTTTATTCTGATTTCTTATTGAAGTCGTGAGTTTTGCTGGAGCTACTGGAAGTAAAACTCCGTCCATGAAAAAATAATATCCCATTAATATACTCCCTCTGCGGCAACCGTCATGGTTTCATAGATTCTATCTTCCAGATATGAAACTACTCCGTCCAAATCGGTATTGCTGCTCACGTTGTTTGTGATACCACCCATGTCAACTCTAATTTCCGCTGTGGTAAATCTATTTACTGCTTCCTGCTCCGCTAAATCCCTAAGGTACTTTAATTCTTCCTCAGAAATTTCCATTGCATCTTTCATAGAACCAGTGTTGTCTGCTGTATCTCCAGTGTTAGCAACTAAATCTTCAAATGGAGTTGCACCATAAGCACCAGCTCCAGCTCCACCATTCATCAAATCCTGCATGCTTCCACCATTAAACATCTTGTCAAAAGCACCAGTAACCTTAGATTCAACACCAGCTCCCCATTCGTATCCAGAATTGTAAGCGTTGGTTAAATCTTTTCTTTCTAACCCCAAATCAGCAGCAGTATAGTTCAACTCTCCTGCCACTTTTTCGTATGAACCATTACCGTATTGTGATACAGCGGCTTCAATTTTGGAGTCCAAACTTCCTCTCCAACCAGAAACTGCATCTGCTAAATTAGAACCGAATACAGCATCTATTGCGGCTGCAATTCCCTCAAGGATACCTAAGATTCCATCTGCCATATCTCCGAACAAATGAAGAATTGAAGCAACTGGGTCATTGAACAAGTTCGCAAAGAAGTTTGCAAACATTGCAAAATGATTCCAAAGGTGGTTTACAATCGAAATGATGATTTCAAACAATCCTACGAACAAATTCCAAATCAAAGTGATGCACCAATTGATTGCTCCAGCGATAACACCAGTAGCTGAAATCGTGCTTCCAGTTACCTTGTTGATTGCTGCAACTACCAAGTAAATTGCTGCGATAACTCCGATAATGAGCAACAGAATCCATGTCAATGGACATGCTAACAATGCAGCATTAAATCCATGCTGTGCCGCTGTAGCCGCAAAAGTTGCTCCAGTTTGCATCATAGTAGCCGCTGCCGCAACTGATGCTCTCAGTGCTGTAATTGCTTGTATTCCATTTGAAATAGCTTGAATGCCATTGCTTACAATTAATGCGCCATTATACAAAATCAAAGCGGCTGTGACTGCCGCTAAAATTGGAGCGATGATGCTCCAATTGTCATACATAAATGTTCCAACACTTGCTAACAATTCAAATGCTCCCAATGCCAATACAGCTATAGTGGAAATCGCATGACCTAAACCTAATGCGAAATTCTGTACATCTTCATTGTTAGCGAGTTCATTTATTTTATCTAAAACTGGTTGCAAGGATTGAATCGCATTGTTTTTAAACAACGTCATTACCTGCGCCCACGTCATATTCATACTTTGAAAATCTTTGTTGACATCTTCGGTTGCTGCAAAAATAGCGTTCTTAACGATGTCAGCTGTAATCATTCCCTCAGATGCCATTTCTCGCAACTGTCCAATAGGAATGTTCATGTACTCAGCAACCTCTTGCATGATGTTTGGAGCTGCTTCAAATACTGCATTGAATTCTTCTCCACGTAACACCCCAGAACCTAATGCCTGCGTGAGCTGTAACATTGAAGATGCTTGTTCTTCTTGTGTCGCTCCAGCGATTACATACATTTTGTTCAATGTTTCTGAGAATCCGATAACTTGGTTCATGTCCAACTTACCGTTTGCATCTTTGAACGAATCTCCTGCTCTCTGAGCAAATGAAGTGACTGCTTTTGCTGTATCCAAATATGCAGCTCTGGAAGCATTTGCAGAGTTCATAATTCGTTCCTGCAAATCTTCTACAGAATCCCCACTTTCTTTTGCAACCAATGACAATCTGGACTCTATTTGCGTTAATGAATCAGATAATGTAACCAATCCCCCAACGCTCTGGAAAGTAGCATACGTTGCCACCAATCCAGCGACTCTCCGAGTGAGTCCGCTGACTAGATTGCTTCCCTCTGAAACTTCACGATTCATTCTATCTGCATTTCGTTCTGCTTCTCTGAATCCATCCGAAACTTCATCGAGTTCCACATCCACTCTAGCCAGCAAAGCTCTTGTCTCATTGATGTTAGAAACGTCAATGGAATTGCCAGATATACTCTGCATAGTCTCAAACGAGTTGATTACCATGTTGAGTGCTTTATTCATATTTTTAAGAACAGAACTCATACCATCGTTCAATCTGACTGTTGAGCTTATTCCTGCCATTTCTAACACCTACCTTTTCTTACTTGGTTTTTTCATTTTTCTTTGTTGTGCTTTTTCCTGCTCCACTTTCTTTTGAATGGAAGCAATAATAAAAGCCTTTTCTCTTATCGACAAATTGACAAATTCCGAGGGTTTCCAATGAAATTTATGCAAACAATAGTAAGCATAATTGCTTTCAGCATCGCCCTCGTTTATTAGTTTTTTGCTTCATCGACAAGCTCATTTATATCCTCAGAGTTAGTGGACTGAACTAAGGCTTCTGTAAGAGCATTGAACTCATCCATGTAAAGCATCGCTTTAATAAGCTGCTCTGCACCCATAACACCGTAAGAGTTCTGTAATTCCGCATTATTCAAGTCTGGATATACAACTGCTCTTGCAGCTAATTTTGAAATATATCCGTTGGAATCAAAGTCCTGCGTATACTGATTCTTCTTACCAACAATCGGAACTTTCTTTGTACACTCTTTACGAATGATTTCATCTTCCTCTGCGCTAATGGATCTGATTTCCCATTCAATCGGTTTGCCTTTTTCGTTTTTGAATCTGTCACTAACTACTACTTTTCGATTCTCTCTCTTCTCCACGTTAGGAGCTAAAAAATAACTTAAATTTCCCATGTTCATATTCCTCTCTTTCTATGAATCCTCCGTGATTGGGGAGAAAAGAGTTGGAGGCTACTCTTTGTCGGACACGTTATCCTATTCTCCCCATGTTTATTACTGCATTCCAGCTAACAATGAGAATGCTTCTGGAATTTCAAAGTCCTCAAATGTGAAGTCCATATCTTCATCCAGATAATCTCCGTCTGCATCGAACTTCGCAAGGATGCCACCGTCAATGTTGCAACCTTTAAGAATTACAGTCTGACGACCTACACTTGAAGTAGGGTCATAGTTTGTAATCTGGATATCGAAGTAAACATCTTCTCCAGTTTCTTTGTATCTCAGCATCAACTCTCTGAAAATACTTGTGTTGTAATGGAAAGTAGCTGAACCACTACCAGTCCAACCAGTTGCCTTATTACCTTTGCCAGTCTTACCTAAAATCGGAACTTCCGTCTTTGTCTTTTCAAAGTTTGCTTCCAGATTGATACACTGCATGAAGTTGTATCTCACATCTTCAATAGTCACAAAACATTCAGCAAGAGAAGCAGTAATGGCATCTTTTGCATTCATAGTGTTTGGCATAATTTAGTTCCCCCTTTCCTTACTGAACCACAACTGTCATGTATAACTGACTAATTGCATTAACGATAGTAACAGCATCAGAAACCACAACGGATTTCTTTGTATCTCCAGCATCAACAACTACATCGCTAGGATTGAAGTTTTCAATTGCTCTAAGAGCAACTAATTCTTGATGATGCTTAACAATGTCGTTCCATAAAGAAATACGACCAGAAGCATCGTTTGGAATCTTACCGAGATACTTCACGTTGAACAGAGCTGCGATGTCCATAGCAATCTGGTCGATAACACGGATGCTCTGGTTGTTTTTGAAATCCTCGCCTTTCTGCTCTGTAACAGTAACAAGAGAATTGATATCCTCTAATACTCTGATTTCCTCGCCTACTCTGTGAAGCACGAACTGTCCACTCGTAATAGCATTCTCAAGCTCTGCCTGCGAATAATTAACTGGGATGTCCATTTCTCCAGTGTAGAGTGCATTTGTTAAAGTTGAATTAATCGGACATGCTGCTTCTGCACCAGCTACCCAATACAGCGCATCTAAGCTGTTCTTAACATTAATTACACCCTCATAGTCAGCAGAATCGTTAAATACTACTAACTGATATTTGATACCGTGATTTTCACGCATATCTTTTACTTCCTGCACATATAAATCAACGATTGCAGTTTCAGAAGATAAACATGCAATTACGTTGAATAAATATGATTCGGATGCATCTAAGAAAGCACTATGCTGTGCCGCTGTGATTGCTGCACCATCTAAGTCTGCTCCAGTAAGAGCTGTCTTGTCGGATGCTGCTAAATCAGCAAGAGTCCAGTTTACATATCCGTTATCAAAGGACTTCAACTGTTCTACGCTTGCAACGGATGCAGACCAAACAATTGTGTTATCTACAAAAATTGATACTTCAAAGCTGCCAGAATTTGTTCCTGCCACAATCTGAGTGCTAATCTTTGTACCAAAAGAACCTTTGTACTTAGCTTCTGCAATTGCGTTGGATGCCTTTGCTCCACCATTCATCAATTTGTAGCAATATACAACTGATGCGTTTTTGAATACATCTCTAAGACCTTTTGCTTCCTCAGAATCATATGCGAAACCAAGTAACTTCAAGGAATCCTTAACGAATGTATCTGCTGTGAGTTCAAAAATCGCATCGTCTGCGCCCCAAGTTAATGGAAGTGCAATAGCAACTTTTCCACGTTCTCCAAGAACTGCGGAAGCTTTTGCTGCACTCACAAAATTGATGTAAGACCCCGGCAAAGTTTTGTTCTGACTTGTAAAAGTTCCACCACCTAACATTTCTTATCATCCTTTCTTTTTCATAAAATTAGAAATGAGCTTATCCGCATCTTCATACGAATAAAGCTCATTCGGTTTCAGTAACAATCTCGCTTCACGATTGTTGTACCTCGGTAATCGTAAAAGCAAATATCCATAAAATTTAAGAGGTTCATTCACAACCTCTTTCTTTTCTACTTTCTTTTTCGTTGCCATAATCTATCCTCTCTTCAAGTCGATTGAAGAATCATAATTATCCATCGAATCCTCTTTCGATAAATCATTCATAATCACTTTGTATGTGACATTGAAATGTAGAACACCGTCAATGATTTCTCCACCCATATCATCGGAAGCTCTCAACATATCCCCATTTACAAGAGTTATGTATTCCAACAGTTCCATTAACTCGTCAGAGACTTCATACATGTGTTCATTATCATCTTCATCCTCTGGAAAATACATAATGTCAAAAGGATACATGCGAATGTGTCTTTTCCCTAAAAGATTCTGCCTGCTGCTCTTTTCTGCCTTAATATAAAAACAAGGCTCTTCCAAACCTTGTCTCACATTTTTGGTATAAATTTCGCAGTTCGCATACTTCTCATTCAGTTTTATTGAAATAGCATCTGAAATGTCTTTATTCATTGAATAACTCCTTTAATGCTTCATTGAGTCTTTTTTGAATAAGTTTCGTGGACATGTTCTGTATCTTAATCTCAGACCTCGTAAGCATCTTCTGGCCGTCAACCCATCCGACTTTTAATTTCTTACCAATCTGAGGAACGAATCTGCCCACTTGCTGTCTGTGTCCATATTCCACATAGGAAGCGTACTCAACTGGATTGATAATCTCGCACATGAACGTGTTACCTTGTCTGGTAACGTCCTTGACTTGCCAACCCTTTCTAAGAGTTCCACCGTTTTTCCCATCGTTGTAAGTTCTTGTTGAACCGTCCTTTTTGGTATATACAATAACCTCATACACACCAACTGGAGTCTCTTTTACAACAGCACGAAAAAGTCTTTGTGCAAGCTCTTGTGATACCTCAGTACAGAACTTATCAACATCAAATTTCTCAAATTCCTGCATCTTCTTTTGAAGATTTAGAAGCTGCTCATAATCGACATTTCCCCATCTTCTACCCATTCACTAAGACCATCCTTTAAACAATTCAAGTGTGATTTCTTGATGATTGGAAAAAATCGCTGGAACTGAGCTATTGGAATATTCCGTTGTCCTGCCATGTTGAGTAACTATGATTTTGCTTCCTGCTTTGATATCAACTTCTGGAGCTAAAAACAATTTGATTGTTTCTTCCTTGCTGGATACATTGTCAGATCCAGTGGACTTATTGCTTCCATAGGATAATTTACATGGTTGATTCTGTAAGACCGTAACTTCTTGAAAATCAGTTTTCTTCGTTACTGGGTCTTTTACTTTTTGATACTCAACCACATTGCAAGAACCCTCATATAATGACTCAATGAAATTTCTAACAATCGTGCTTACCATACTTACCACACCATCTTTCTGTAACGTATCAAATCCGACTCATATCCTCGCAACAAATAATCAATAGTCGTATAGAATTTCTGTTCTGGAGTTGCTTCGTCTGCAAATGAAATGTTTGTGTCGCCCTCTGAGATTGATTTAACAACTCTTTCAAAACCAACACCATCTAACAATCCCATTCCAGCTTTTAACTTCAAGAACTCCCCACAAATCATATCTACGACGTTTTCATATAAAGCCTTAGGAATCTCAGTCGAATTAATTACATTAATAATGTGATTAGTAACTTTCTGAATGCAAAATTCCAATGCTGCATTATCTTGTTCAACATAGGTGTATCCCAATGATTTTAACCGTTCTATAATCTTTTCGTTTTCCATCTTTCAATCACTCCAAAAATAGGGAGTGGAAAAATCCACTCCCTTTCAAATCATTAACCTCTTGAGATAATTCTTGCAATCGGAATAGCTTTGTGGTTAATGTAGCTTCTCTGAGATGCTGTAGCTTCTCCAGAGTGTACTAATACCCAGTTAGCACCATTTGCAAGTTCTGCATCTGTAGGAGATAAAGAAGCCTGCGATTTCTTTTCGTAAGAAATACCCTTAGGAGCAAATACTTTACGCTGTCTCATGTACAGTGTATCCTCGCCACCGTTCTTAGCAGGGTCTCTATCCATTTCGTAAGGAACTTTTACACCTACATCTTCAAAGTCAATAGCACCATCGCCAAGAACATATGTGGTGTACTTTGTGTATCCATCGCCAGCACCAGATGCTGATTCTGCAACTTCTTCTGTTGGAAGATAGTCGTCAACAACAACGAGTTTTCCACTCCATGTAGCGAGTGCTAAATCTCTTGTGATACCGTTAGCATCTGTATACTTTAAGTATTCAAGAAGCTGTAAGTTTTCTAAGTTTGTAGCAACATCTGAGTGCATGAATACTAAAGAGAATTTCTTCTTGTTAGCACCACACGCTTTGTTTGTTGCAGAATTAAGAGTAGTAGGAGTCATAACGCCCTCTCCGTTATCAGTGATATCGGAAGTATGAGCATCTACGAATTCCTTGCTCTTTGCATCTGTCATAGAGAAGATACCGCTTAATACTGCGAGTAAAGTATTCTGGTCTAATCCCTCTTTGTATTCAGCTACCTGCGCTGATACGTTACCCATGAAATCAACTCCACCAGTGATATCATAAGAGAAGTCTTTTTCTGTCCATGCTTTTGCACGACCAACTACTACAACACCACGCTCAAATGTCTTTGTGCTTGTTGCTGTGATGTCTGTCTGACCGTCATAGTTTACAGCTTCTCCATCTAAAAGACCACGCATAGCAAGTCTTGCATATTCTGTACCGTTCTGAGAACCAAGTACAGTCTTGATGTCAGCATTTGGAGCTAACGCTCTGGACTTTCTCATTTCGTTTGTCTTTAAGTTTGGAATTCTGTCCACTAAATACTTAAACGCTTCTGGATTAAATGATTTTGAATCAAATTTTGTGTTTGGCATAATAATTTACCTTTCCCTTTCTTTTTTTAAATATTAGAGTTGTGCATCTGGATTCTGAGCAAGATACTCACACAACTGCTCGTAAGACATTGTTTTCGGGTCTACTCCACCATTCTGTGGATCTGAACCCTCTGCTGGTTTCATGCCCTTAATGTCTGGATTGCTTGAACCAAATAAAAAGCTGGAATCTTCTGCTGCTACAAGTGCTTCAATCTGTTTCAATCGTTCTGCCTTGTACGCTTCATCGTCCAACTTTTCATCAACTGGATTTAACAATGCCGCAACCGCTTTGGCATTCTTTGCATTTGCTTCTGTAAGAAGCTGGTTGTCAATGGATTCTCGTCTAACCTTTTTCAGATTAGCTTCGTATTCCTTTGCAGCGGCTTTGTTAGCTTCCTGCAATTCTGCAATCTGCTGCTGTAATTTTTCGGAATCTCCGCTGGCTTTCTTTAATTCTTCCAACTGAGTATCACGCTCTTTGATAAGTGCTTCTGCATTCTTCTTTGCTTCATTCACTTCATCAAAACGTGACTTAGGAACATAAGCTCCACTGATTTCTTCTGCCGCCATATTGACGATTTTCTGTGCTACTTCTTCCTCAATTCCGAGTGCTACAATTTCTGACTTTTTCATTATTCGATTTTCCTTTCTTCAAATACATTTTTTAACGTGTTTCAGTACACGAACATTTGTCTTGCTCTTTTACGTCTGCAATGCCAAAAAGACGATAATTAAAAAGGACATTGATTTCTCAATGTCCTCTAAAATATCTTATTCACTTAATGCTGCTTCGACTTTCTTTCTCCACAACTTTGGTACATCCTCAACGCACCACGGCTTACCAGTCTTTGCGTTGATTTCTTCATCTTTAATCTTTGATACATAATAATCTACCATGTCTTAACCCTCCGCAATTTCACTGATTACTTCTGCTAATTCTTCAATAGCACCATCCTGCAGTGACTGTGATTCTTTGAGAGCATCCAATTCAGATGCTACTGTTTCAATCTGAGTCGGTTTTGCAAGCAATACGGTTGTGATGTCGTGAGCTTCTTCTGCGAATCCACTTGCTGTTGAGCTGTCTGTGGTTTCATAGTCGATGTTTGTTACTACTCCATATTCAGTTTTCATGGATACAAGATTTGTATACCCTGCATATCCTTTTAATACAGATTCATCCTGCGTTTCCTCATTCACTTCAATGAACTGGATAACAGATACTTTTTCTGCATCTTTGCAGATTTCTTCAAGTCCATTTCTCACATCATCTAACACTGAAAATGTAAGCTGTTCAGATGTACTTGAAATATTGTGCAATGGTAACTTTGTACCATCATTGAATTTGATTCTATTCATCTTTTGTTTCCTCTCTTTTAATAATAAACCGTCACTGTTTCATGCACTACTTTAGCGTGGTTATGTGATTGGATTTCACTAGAAGTCTGTGAATCATTACATACGCCCCAACAGCAAAATGCTATTAATAAGATAACATTGAACACTATGAATATTTTTTCTTTCATGCGTTATACCTCTTTATACACTTATAAGCTCAGCTCCATCTAAGAAATAAATAGTCGGAGATACTTGAATTGTCACGCTTCCAGCAGCACCACTTGTTCTTGTAAATGATGTACGCATTACACCATTAGTTGAAGTTATAATTCCAGTTGCATTGTCATAGGACAACGTCGGGTTTCCAGCGTTTGCATAGCTAAAACTATAATCATCTTCAATGCTTCCACCACCTACGGGAGTGCTACCAGTAGGACAATTCCAAACAGCCAAAAAATTGCTCAATCCGTATTTTCCTACGTTTTCCGAACCCACAATACTAGAAATATTAAAACTTCTACCAGTTCCTAGTTTGTAGATTTTTCCTCCACTACCCAATTTTTTTTTTGATGCTGTATCAGCACCTGCCTGTATATAGAATTCTCCACCCTCATAAGATAATTTACAATCACCTTGATTCTGTGCTAACTGATATGTAGCATCACTTGTAACAAGTTTCTTGCTATCATTGATCTCTAATGAACCGGTAGTACCATTGGATTCTCCTAAGACTCCCTCTGTCTTTAAAAGTTTCTCCTGCACTGTTTCTCCGTCCGGACAGAATACGATTTCTGATTCTGTATGTGGATAAATTGTATTACCTAAGTTATCCTGCAATTCGCCTTTTTGAATATCTGCCATCTTTTGTTTCCTCTCTTTCGTAAATTAATTATTCTTTCGTATCTGCTACAAAATAAATCTTCCCATCTAAGCGTTCAGAAGTATCTCCCTGCGCCAAAATAGAAAGATTTTTGCACGTAAATCTGTATCTAGCACCATCTGTAATGTTGGTTGTTTTTTCAGTTGTCTGTTTGAATGTGATTGTATCGTTAGTATCAGTTTCCGTATATTCACGGTTATAAAACTTCTTAAACACCCTAACAATCAATCCTCTTGTCTTTCCTAACTGCAAATACATGCTGCCTTTGATACGTTCACTAATCGGAACGTATTCACGCATGACAACCAATGCTTCTGCACCATATACCATGTAATGTGATGCATTCAATGGATCTGAACCAACCAGAATGTAAATCAAATTGTTAATCGCAACCGTATCTCCACGCTTCAACTTATCAGCTGTACCAGAATTAATGAACTCTTCCAGTGTGAGATAATTTGTTATCGTTGGGATGCCAGCAAGCGAGTCTACAATCTGCTGGAAGTTATCCGTAAAATCTTGAATGTTATAACTATCCGCTGGCTCTGGTAGTTTTAAATTTAATCTATCAGTGAACCTCATTCATACACCTCTCTTTCGTATTACAGACTTTCCAAAAATGCTATGATTTTAGGTACATAGTATTTTCTATATCCCTCGTCATTCGGGTGCCAACCGTCACCATCAGTGGTGTATTGCTGCGCTAATTCTTCGATATAGAAGAAAGGTGCAACATTGTTATTCAAATCTAAGAATGGAACTCCCCATTTCTCACAGCATTTCTTGCAAGCATGGTAATAGTTATCCCCTCTAGTGGAATGATAATCCTTATTCATCTTATGAACTGCAATGTAGCCGAGTTTTTTACCCTTGAATTTCACAACCGCTTGTCTAAGCATAGACTCAAACGCACCAATAAAAGTTGTTTCGTCAAATTCATCTGTATACGCATAAGTCATTTCACCCATTGGTATTGCAAGAGAAGCATCATTTACTCCACCCTCTAACAGATAGTAGTCTGCGTCATCGCACATATTAGCAATGTCTCGGCATATCCAGTGTCTAGCACCACCATCGTCACGATACTGTTCGGCAGTAATAGTACCACCGCCAACTGCTAGATTTTCATAACCCATACCGAACATATCGGCAATTATACGAGCATAACCACCACCAAGATTAGCACAAATACTATCCCCTGTTACCGAGATTTTCTTACCCATTAAAGGAGACGAAGCGTCACCTTTTAATAAGTTTGATACATTCATGGTATCTTCTGGCAAGTACAATCCCATGCTCTTATCAAGATGTGCAGGGTCATAACACAAACAACTATCCTTGTTAATATTTGCACTATAATATCCGTCATAAGGTATTTCAAATTTGAGGTATGTGTCGGTTTTTTCAATATATTTAATGCCATCTTTTAATGCGGTTGTTGCAGTTTCATCACATAACTTTATGATTGTGCCAGCTCCATAGGTAAGATAAACATTACCCGATAAATAAACTATATCTCCTTTTTTAAGCGGTATAGCATTACTTCTCCAATATTTACTAGCTGGGGCTGTTCCAGACCAATATCCGTCAAGAACTTCGGTAATTAAGTTATACCGAATTAAACCGTTAACACCTTTGAGAATGTCATTTTTATTGCTTACATTAGGTAAATAAATACCGACACCCTCGCCTAAATAGTCAAGTTCTTTCGTTACACATGGAATATGCTTTGCAGTATCAACATTGAAAGAATAATAACCACTCTTAGGAATAACATACTTTACATAGTTGTTTTCTACATTTTCCCCTTGTACATAACCTAAAAATGCAAGTCCATCTGAATCACACTCAAAAGCACACTCGGATGCACCGCCTATTGTTGGATGATAGTAAGCGTAAACAGTATCTCCCTCTTTGAGATAAATAGGTTCTGTATGTTTGCCAGTAGCAAGAATGGAACTAATTGTCAACGACTTATTGATATGTCCGTCTAATAAATCCCCTGTTATTAGATTGTGTCTTTCAAAAGTAGTAGACGGTTCAACAGTACCAGTTTCACCTTTCAAACTCTCCAACCATTCTTCTTCTGTACCCTCAAAACCGTTGTTAAGTGCTATTTCGTAAGCGGATTTACCATCTGCACCTTTATCGCCCTTATCGCCTTTAATAGCACCTGCACCTGCCATTGTTTCTTTTGCATATTTCTTACTTAATGCTAATGCAACATCACCCGTCATTGCCATAACAACACCCCCTATCCAACCTTATACCATGTCTTTGATTTTGCATGGTATTTGTAGAAATCACCGTTATCTAAACAGAACGCAGTGCTTCCTGCTTCAAGATTGTCATAAGTCGGGAGCTTATCAATATCAGTCGACAATCCTTCGTAATTTCTTTGGTTTTTACCATCAACACCTACACATTCCCAAGAACCTAAATCCCAAACTGGTTCATCATCTTTGTATATCTGTCCATCTACAATTTTCATTTGTATACCTCTCTTTCTTTTGTGCATGAAAAAAGCACCCTATTTGCTAGAGTGCTTTTCGTTTAATACTTTTAACATTTTCTCAAAATCTTTTTCTATCTGTTTCTTCTTTTCCTCAGAGAACTCAACATGTCCAGTGATGATGGGTTTTGGAACATCCATCTTCAATAACTTTTCTTTATCACTCATTATAATTCCTCCAACAAAATATAATGAACATCGTCAAGTGTCTGCATACCTAATATTAAGAACTTTGAATTTCTTTCATACAATACTTCTTGTTCGTCTGGATTTACCGAGCTTATATCTCTACCTTTTTTCGCATTTTGAATGTAAAGTTTGATATTTGCATTTTCGTTATATCCATCCACTTTAGAAGTACTGATATATTCTTTGAACTTAATAGAAGAACCAACTTCAAATTGTGAAAGAAAGTCTTTTGTCAATTCATCCTTATTTGGAAAAGCTGTAAAATCAACAGCACGAACCACATTCCCATCGTAGGTATCAACTTTCTTCAACGCACTATCTAAATCATTTCTTAATTTAGTATAGTACTCATCTAACTCTATATCTCTTCTGAGCATATCATTGATTTTGTATGAATCTGAGCTGATGTATCTTAGTATTGCTCCACGTTCATTATCTGTTAGTTCTACTTTAGCACCCTTGCCAGAATTTGCAACATGTTTTTTATACCATTCTGGATACTTCATTGATGCTGGAACTTTGTACGTCTTACCATCATCTGAATCTCTTGCAGCACGTTCCATGTCCTGCTCAAATTCATCCTCATCATCAAAATAAGGAACTGTGGTTGTTCTACACCACACATGAAATGGTGGAGCTGTAACCCCTGCTTTGTACTCTGACAATGGGAAATGCTCTCCATCCAGTGCTTGACACACCTCAGAAGTCCGTCTATCGAGCGTTGCAACTATCTCGTACTCTTTTACCCCTAAAGTTTTTAAAGAGTCCAGACGAGATTCTGATGCGAAATACGCTGCTTCTGTCATTACCAATCTACCAGATTGATTCTTGCTGACTTCAAATCTCTTTGCAATCGCTGCAATCGCTTTGTCTGGAGCTTGACCTCTTATAATCATCTGTGAAAGCTGATTGTTTAACTCAGTAACTAACTGAGCTTTCTGCTTCCATATTCTATCACTGAAATTGCTACCATCTGCCGCCCACGGTCTGGATAATACTTTCTCAATCTGCTTATCATCTAACCTTGCGAAGTTAGCACCAATTCCGTATCCCTTTTGCACTTCAAAGATGCTTCTGTAATATCCCTCAGTGTAAATGTCTGTCATTAACTCAGTGATATCATCTTCCTGCGAACCATATAACGCTTCTACATGATTCTGCATTTGAATCTTCATTGCTTCCAATCTGGAAATATGCCATCTAGCAGAAGCATTTTCAAGTTGTTTAATCCATTTCTGGTTTAACTCATTCTCTCTACCATATTTGATGTAATCTTCTACATCCCATCTGAACTCTTCCAGCTCGTTGGTAGTTAGCATCCTCTTTGCTTCCTGCAATGAGATTTCATTATTAACTGCTAACCGTGAATACCATTTGGACAAATCCTTTTCAGTGGATTTAATAGCTGTATTGAATTGCTTTTCCAGATTATGAGCATATGCAGCACCTTTGTCCATAAGAGCTTCATTCAGCTGCTCATATCTTTGCTCCCAATACTTATTACTCATCATCTCCGTTTTCCTTTACTGGATCTGACTGCTGTTGTCCAAAAGCATTCTGGTAATCATCAACCATTGCTTCTTTCTGTTCTTTCAACAGTTTTTCAGCTTCATCCACATCATCAATCCACGGTACTTGTGCCAGTAACAATTTATTTGGGATTTCCACACCAGCAGAAATAAGAGTCTGCATAATTTCAGATTCATTCATGAGCATGTCACGGTTGAATACGAAATCTACTTCCTCATTTGTGAAGTCGCCCTTACCAGTAGCAGATAAATGACTGTTCACAAAATACAGAAGTTCTTCCATTGCTGACTGATACTCGGACTCAAACTCGTTTGTATCAATATCAATGTCTTGATACATGCTAAGAATGTTCATCTGGTTTGGTGTACCAGAACTTAACAACTTACCATCAAAGGATTTTGCATTCTCAATGAGCTTATCCTTTAATAACGTCAAAATAGCGTTGTAATTCTCTGAGTTTACTTCAACTGTAAGAGAATCTACACCTCCATTTGTACCGTCAACGCTTCTTACTTTTACTGCACCATACTGAGCAAGATTGTGTCTGAACTCTCCCAAATCTTGTCCATCGTAATTATGGATTACCAAAATTGTTGTTCTGTTATCTTCCAGCATATTGTTGTGAAACATGCTTAACAATTCATTGATTCCGTCCTGCAAAGATTTAACTCTACGGATTAATGGAATCTCATTATCATTGTATTTAAAGCAAATAAGAGGAATTCTATCCCACCGATACGGAACGTTGTTCACTAACAAATAAGGACTGAACTCTCCTGCTTCCACATCCACAACTAAATGCGAATTATCAAAAACGTATCTGTAAACACCCTCTGGCTTATAAACCTCAACCTTTTCGATGATTTTCTGAGTTGTTCCCTCATATGCGAGTACTGGATACAATCTGATTGCAAATTCTAATTCTTCATGCTCTGCATCTTTCCAAAACGGAAGAATCTGATGTGCTGGAAATACCTTAAACTTAAACTCTCCACGTTCATCGTAATATGGAAGCATCCACGCTTTTCCACCGTTGAGAGACTTCTTTGCCATGTTTTTGAGCTTCTTCATGAACTTTCTATTGAAAATCTGAGTAAGTATATTAACATAAGCATCATTTTCACACTGAATTGTGAATGGTTTTCCTAAGAAGTAATTTGCTTTCTTATCGACTGCCGCTGCATATTGGTTATCAACATCTTTTCTATTTGGAACATTTGTGATTTCTTCAAGTTCTCCACCTTTGCCGATTGCCATTCTCTTTTTCCAAAGAATATCGTGATATCCCTCGTAATACTTTTCTCCTGCAATCTGCTCCACACGCTCTTTTGACATTTTCCATTTGGAGATTTCTAATTCCAGAAATGCTTTATCGCTCATGGCTTGCTCTGCGCCTTGTCTGATAATCTGTTCCATTTTATCCGTTTCTGTCATATAACCAAAAAACAACCTTTCCACCACCTTTTATCATTTATTTTGATTGCAGCTATGGGATTTGAACCCATGACCTCTGATTTATGAAACCAGCGAGCTACCGTACTGCTCTAAGCTGCTACGTGAATACACCACTCAAAAGGGTTTTCCCAAAGGGTTATGACATTCAGAGTAATTGTATTCTCCTTTGTTACTTACCTAGTATTTTCACAAAGGCTTTTTTATTCCCTTTACCTTTTATCCACACATGGATTTGTCAACTCCTTACGCTCCGCAAAGCGTATGAGACCTCATTTTTATAATTGAGCGTGTGCGCCTTAACCCACATTATGATTGTGGTGGCGCACGTGGTACGCTCTTTATGCTCGCCCAGCAAGCAAAACCTTTCTATTCGGCTCGTATAGAGCATTGTTTACAATTCAATACCCTCAATGACTGCCCTAACTTCAAGACAATGTAAATACTCTCCCATTGCGTGCTGCTGCTGTCTTAATAAATCTATTGGACAATCGTGCTTTGGCATTGTTACCTTAACTGGAGCATTGCTGAATGCTGTTCTGTCTGCCGCTTCAATTTTGTTGTTGAACGCTTTTAACTTTTCATATCTGATTTTTGTCTGATAATACTCTGCCTTAAAACGTTCCTTGTAATCTTCACTGTTCATTAATGCAACTGTGTTTTTTAATTCTTTCATTTTTGATTCCCTCCTTAATCAAAACTAAATACGCTACCCAATCCAATCTTTTCACAGATACCAGTCGTTGCATCTGGAGCATCATCGTGTTCGTTTTTACCCTCACGCTGATACTTAATCATTGCTAATGAATACTCTGGCCATTTATCTCTCCAATTCTCTGGGAAGTAAATGTGATTCATTACCCATGTGGCATTACTTAGTATTCGTGATTCTTTACGTTTGGACTGATAGAATGGATTTACTATACAGCGATTCCAATGATACTTTTCCTGCAAAATACGTTGTACAGCTCTAGCAAATCCACGACCACCATTGTTCGATTCAATGTCTGCGTTGTTGACCTTACGCTCGTACAACATTCTTGCAGTTTCCTCTTCTGTATATTCCATTGACTCTTTTGTATATAAAACATCCAGCACATATGCTTCATTATCAAACGTAACACCATAATTGATGCTGCAATGATAATCTGCTCCCTCATCCGCTGTATCCGTGTAATTACGAATCTCTTTAAACTCTGGAAGCTCTCCGCTGTATGTTTTAAACGATGTATAAAGTCTGCCTTTCATATCCAAAGGCTCTTGCTGGTAGTTAGCAAGTATGATGTCCTTGTTCATGTTGAGTGTTTTTAAATCGTAATCCTCACGACTCAAAATCTCTGGACATAACATGCTGCCATCTTCCTGCACCGCTTTGTAATTGATATGAACTACATCCTCATAGTTCTCCAAGATAAATCCAGCTAAATCATTGCTACACCATCTTGTCATGATGATAATTAACTTAAAACCGTTCTCAGTTCTGGAAAGCATCGTATTTGAAAACCAGTCAATCTGCTTGTTCAAATTAGTTTCGTTATATGCTTCCGCACTGCTCTTGATTAAATCGTCAATTATCATGATGTTACAACCGAAACCAGTCGCTGTTGACGTTGGAGAAGTAGCAAGGTAGTTCGTTTGTTCTGAACCCTCTAATGCCCATTTTGAAGCACTCGCTTCTCCACGCTTAATCATTGTATTTGGGAAAATATCGCAATACGATAAAATCCCCTCTGTCGGTTTCTCAGCAATAGTGTCTCGCACTTGCTTTGCAAACGTACTAGAGAGGATTTCATTATATGAACCAGTCATAACCTTTATGGTTGACCCATATACACCAAACAACCATTGCACAAACAATGTGGCTGTTCTACTTTTCCCATGTCGTGGTGGCATATTTACCACCATAATTTTTTTATCTGATTCCATAAACCCTTGTAGCGTATGTGCTAAATCCACTAAAAAGGGTCTGTCGTCCTTATAAAAATCTGGAGCTTTGAGCTTACAATATTCAAAGAAGTCTTTTCTCGCAAGAGCTTTTCTTATCTCTAATAGACTAAGTATCGCCATTTTCCTCACACTTCTTTGCCAGTGCTTTTAATTCATCGACTGTAAGCTCATCATATGGATTGCTGGTATCAATCTGTCCAACAACATTCAAATTGTCCTCTGGCTTCTGTCCAGATGTATCACGCAAGAACGTAAGTGCCTGCGTATCTCCTTTTAATGCTTTCTGGATCTGAGCTATTAACATAGCCTGCTCAACTGTAATGTTCTTTCCCTTTAAGGATGCAAAGTTCTTTACAGCTTCCACATCGCACTGTTTTCCAGTTTTCAAAGGCATGCTCAATAAAATATCGAGGGAATCTTTCATGGCTTTTTTACGTCTTTTCGTTTCTCCAGAACGAACACCACCGAGCTTACCACATGCTGAAAGCTCTTCTTTGCTCATTTCATAGAACTTTTTGCCCTTTGGTACTTCTGCCATGATTACACCCCCTTTACTTAAAATTCGGAACCCATGCTTTTGAGTATTTGGATTCCTTATCAACATTATGCTTTTTAAATACGTTATCCATCATGAGCAAATCAATCTCATCCTTTGTAGCACCAATTCCAGTACAAATATCTTTCACTGGGATACCGTAATCATTCACAAGTGCTTTGATAATATCACTCATTTTGATTGCTACATGAGAACCCTTTGCTCTGTTAATTCTGATAGTCAGTAACATACGCTCTGGCTCTGTCAGATTCATAATAACCACTGGCACTTTGCCATTTGTCATAGCCTGCACTTGTTTGTCTGCTTTTGCAAGACTAGCTCTGTGAAATCCATCAATAATGACAAAATCCTGCGTAACTAAAATAGGCTGTATCCATCCGTTTGATAACAAACTGAACTTCAACAGCTCCATCTCTTTGCTAAACACCACATTTGGATTGTAGTCGTTAGCACTAAGCTTTTCTACATCCACCCACTCCACGTTAGAGATAGGCATATCTTTAATTTCCATTTCAATTCCTCCAAATAAAAAAGAACTCAGCTATTGAGTTCTTCTTCCATTTCCCTTGTATAGTGTTTCATATACACTGGCTCAAATATTTTACCTTGTTCAACCTTATCAAAATAGAACTTCGCATATTTGTATCTTCTATGCTCTTCTCCTATTTCAATAATATGATAGTTTCTATGGCATCTCCAACAATAACAATGCAGTGATTGCATCGCAACCTCTGGAGTATAATCCTCACAATGCCACTCACGAATTCCTTTCGTCTGTCCGCATATCTCACATGGAAGTGTACACGGATGTGCAAGTTCTCCGTTCTCGATTGCTTTCTTCACTTGGTATAAGTTCGCACGACGTTCTTTATCCGTGAACCCCTTGTAATCTCTCATAGTGGCACTCTCCTAATATACCACTATTTTACAACTTATACTTGACAAAAGCAATGTCTTTATTTTGTGATTGTATCACAGCACCATTGCGATAATGCGATTTCACTGACAATGGAGTACAGAACGCTGTTAGCTCTTCAATTCCATGAGCTTTGCACAAATCCTTTGCATGAAGAATGAACACTTGCAAGCATCCTCGGCAACGATATTCTGGTATTGTGTAGTTGCTCTTAAATCTTGCTTTCTTACCTTTAATCACTATGCAATAGAAAGCGACCAATCGCTCTCCATCGAATATTCCGTACCATCTAGCTCCTATTGGATTCTCGAATGATACTCGTTCTTTCTTTGCTGCACTCGCAAATGGTTTTACATCACTAAAGCTAATTCTCTGTATTCTCATATTCAATATCATCTGGGGATGGTACTTTCTTTGGCATAAGCTCACGCTTGTACTGTCCAGCAAGAACTGCCTTAAATACATGCAGCACTGGATATCCACCGAAGTTCTCCAATCCCTCTCCACTCTTCAACTTATTCTTTCTGATTACTTCTGCATTCTTTACACGCTTGTGTGCCATTTCATTCTGCTCTGGATCTGACACTACATCGTCAATGTATTTGTGAATACCAGCAAAGCTATGCTCATATGCATCAATGATTCCGCTTCTGTCGTATTCTTTCCAATACATCCCCTGCACAATCATTTCTGGGAATAAATCAATGAGCTGCTGATAAAATACTGGATACAACGTCTTTTGTTTCGCAAACTGCTTTGAACATTCCGCATGCAATGGAGTTGCTACACGAAGTTGCTGTCCATTCCACATCTGTTTGTCGTAAATCTCACAGTATTTTATATCATTCTTGCAGAAGTAAACGAATAAGTCTCGCTCTGTCCAATCGTATATTGGCTTTACTAACTTAATACGCTTGCTCTTTGTCGCATTGATATAGTTCTCATTACGCTTTACACAACATGACTGAAAACGTGTGAGCGATTCATCAGCTCTGATACCAGTAAAAATAGCAACCCTGCCTTTTTCATGCTGACAAATGAACTCATCTGCACTGTACTGGTCGAATACTTGGTATTTTCCCTCTGGCAATGTGATTGCATATTCTGGCGGCTGTCTTAACCACTTTCTGTCTTTATCCCACTGAACATAGTCGTAAGTATTACCTAAGATAAACTTACTGGATGCCAATGGAATTGCATAATATCTAAAATCATATCTTCCAGACTCTGCTTTTTCACGAACAAAATCAATAACATCGTCTGGAATCAATTCTTCATCTCGGAAAAAGACTTTTACTTTTTCTTTGATTCCCATATCCCTATAGACTTCTTCTACCAGCTCCAAAACACATAAACTGTCTTTTCCACCACTGAATGCAACCAGTACATTATCAAAAGTGTTGATAACATGTCGTATGCGCTTCTTTGCTTCGGTATAAACGTCAGTGTCCAAATATAACTTCTTTTTACTCTCCGCTGCCATTTGCATTACTCCAATCTCTAACAGCAATCAGCACACGTTCTGCAATGGTATCCACATCTGGGAATTTACGTTTTAACATTCCTAAGAATTCATACCATTCTTCCTGCTCCTGCTCATTGTTGAATGTTAGCTCATAGCAAATTGCATATCCACGTTCAGCTTTTTGTTTTGGCTCTGGAGCTTCCTCTTCTTCATCCCAATCCTGCTGCAACTCTTCCATATCCATTGAGAAACCAAGTTCTCCCATATCGAAGTCGTCAGCTAAATCTCCGAGTTCTCCTGCCAATAATTCATAATCCCATACAGAAAACTCACTGACCTTGTTATCTGCTAATCTGTATGCCTTAATCTGTTCTGGAGTTAAATCATCAGCGATTAAAACTGGCACATGTGTCATTCCTAGCTTTGTCGCAGCCTTATACCTTGTATGTCCAGTCACAATCACGTTGTTTTTATCCACCACAATTGGCACTTTAAATCCGAACTGTTTGATGCTTTCCATTACCTTAGGAACGCTTGCATCGTTCTTTCGGGGATTCTTTTCGTAAGGCACAAGCTCACTCAATTTCATCTCAATAATATTCATGTTCATCCTCCACTTTCACATGAAAAAAGGACATCCCCCAATGGAATGTCCTGCTTTGCATCATTTGACATCTTAACTATATCACACTTTCCCTATAAAGTTCTATAAACGTAAGTGAAGTTTGCTGATATTATTTCTTGCGTTTTAAAGCGATTTTCTAATCTTTATCAATTCAGACCATATAGCCCATAATAACATCATAACGAGATATATTTCATCTCCAGTTATCATTGAAAATAAACAAAAACAAATTGAAGCAAAAAAATCCATCTTATCCTCCTTTCTATAAATCAAAGAGAGCTTTACGCTCTCTCCAATTCCTTAATCTCTCCAATTGTCAATTCATCAACGTCTTTCTCAGTCAAACATTCCATCAATACTTCCCCATCCACTATCAAACTATATCCAAAGAACTCCATTTTCACAATTTCAATTTTCATTTATTTCCCCGCCTTTTCTAAAAATGTCTTACATTGCTTGTATGTTCCGTAATAGATTTCTTTTCCGTCACACATCACAATATACAATCCATTCTTATAAACTATTTCCATTTCTCAACATCCCCTTAAAATAAATTTATACTTGCTTTACTACTCTTTAAGTATAACATACTGAGCAGATAAAGCAAGTATAAATTGCATAATATATATTTTAAATTGCCTTTTCATCTAAAATTTTTTGAACCGAGTCAAACGCATTTCTTTTTATTTCATGAATCCACGTGTTTGAGTTATCCCATACTTTTGAAATATACGTCCAGCTGAGTCCTTGTATATAATGCTTATGCAGCAAATCATATTCCTTTGGATCTGACACTAGATTAATAATCGTCACAACCTCTTTGTATTTGTCTACATACTCATCAATCAGAATGTTCGTTTCATTTTTCAAATCAATTATCTTAGCGACTGTATCTCCCAGTGGGTCTTTACTCCCCGATGATTGTATTACATCTGGAGATAATTCTTTATTGAGCTTTATCAACATACTATTCAATACATCTAGTTCCCTTTGCTTCGCATCTATCTTTTTATTCAAAATATAAATGCTATCAAGAAATTCTTTTGCGTTCATCATAATCTCCTTTCGCTTTAACACGTTAATGTGCAAGTGTGCAAGATGTGCATATACTATATATACTTTATATATTTATATATTTTTACTCTTATTTTTTAATTTATATAAAAGTAAGAATTGTGCATGCACAACTCGCACAGCTGCACAAACCCAGTAAAATCAAGGCTTCCAGCTGTGCAAGATAGCTCAAGTGTGCAAGTGAAATGCTTCCCAACGACTACAATTTTTCAAAACAAAACCTAAAAAATTCAAAAATCATCTTGCACAACTCGCACACTATGCACAACTAAAGTGTACCATCTCGCACATCTTGCACAGAACTCGCACACGAATCCACGTACATTCCGACTTGTTTTCCATTAATTCTTGTTCGTTTTACTGTCAATCCCAACCTCTTATTTAACTCTTTTGAGAAGTTCGCAAGTGTCATTTCTATAAAACTATTCTCAGCGCAGAAGCATTTATATTGTCTGTGAACCTCTTTACATTCACGATTCACTAAGTCAATTTTCTCATGCTCTTGCAGGAATAATAAAATAGGATTGTTTGCAATCTCGTATTCTTCCAACTCACGCTCAACCTTTGCAGACGTTGTAAATGCTTTCGACAACAACACTCGTTTCAATCCCTGCAACCCCAACTGTATCATGTATTCCATACAGTCCTGCTCACGCAATTTCCACGTGATATATGGGTCGTAATCTGGGTCGTCTTTTGTAAACTTCGCATTAAAAGGGATAATAACAAGTCGTCTTTTCAATGCTGCAAAACCTTGTGATTTTGTCCTCGGAAGAGTGTTTGCAGATACAAATACTTTTATATAAGGGTCAAAGAAAAACGCATCCTGCCCCTTAAATTCCGCTTTAATCTCATTACCAGAAACTACTTTCTTCAAGTTTGCCATCGCTCGTCCTGCCAAAAACTCATCTGAAATATCGTCTGCAACGTTTGCCAGTTTACCTAACATTGTCGCTGGGGAGAACTTCTCATCCAGTTCATTCAGATCCAGCGCAGATGTATTGGCTTTACCGAGTACATTCTTAATGATATCCAGAAATGTTGACTTACCATTTGCGCCCTCTCCAGTTAAAAAGAATGCTTTTGATAACTCATTTCTTCTATAAAAACAATAACCCATCGACTCTTCCAGTAACATTCTGATTGATTCATCTTGGCATGCCAACTTGTTAAGAGTCTTATCCAGCAGCTCACTGTATGCTTCTGGGTTGTAATCCCACGGAATCTTATTCGTTATAATAATGTCGGGATTAAAGTCCAGCAGTCTATCATTAACCAAGTCATAAATGCCATTGTTAAATGCAATCAAGTTCGCATCCGCTGGTTTATGATTCTCTGAACACAATATCTCCAGATACTTCATAACTTCTGTTCGTTGCGCATCCCTCAGTGTTGGGATATGTTTAATCATGCTCGCTTCAATCTCACGCTTACCAATTACATACACACCGTTTTTGTAGATGTGCAACGCTCCATTGATTCTCTTAATGTAGTCGTTGTTTTTAATAAATGTCGCAAAATTGTTATGCAGGAACGTCCTGCCATTGAAAAACACATCCTCTGGAAACGCATCATCCCTCAGTATCACATCCAGTTCGTTCTCACTCAATGACTCTTTCAATACATACTTATTAATAAGCTCAATGCACTGTCTGCTGTCCTGCTTACTAAAACCAGCATTCGTAAGTGTCAGAATGTAGCTGTAAAGCGTTGAGTTCCGTCCATCGCCCTCTTCTAATTCAAAGAAGTTAGTTTTACAACTCACTGGATGTAACCACTTAGGAAGCTCTGAGTATTCCCCATCAGAATCCCATTCTACAAATCTCTCTTCTCCGTCAAACTTAATAACCTCATAAGTGTTTTTTCCACCAACTTTGATATCTGCTGTCAGTCCACATGCAAGCTGCTTTCCAGTGCCGCATGCTTTGACTCCAGAGTTCTTAAATACAAAATGTCTACCACGCTTAGTCACGTACACTCTACAATCCAATTGCAAATCTTCAATAATCTGCATTAATATCTCCGACTGTTCCATGTCGTCAATGTCAATGACAATAACGTCATTTTGCAAAACACCTGCATACTCTGGAGAGTCCTTTACATCTTCAAGCGTTCTAAACTTCTTAACCCCTTGAATCTTATCAATTGATTTCTTATTCTTCGTAATAACATAACCTTTGTATAAGCTGTCCATTTCATTGCTCCAATCCAACTTTTTTCATAGCATTCCTAAATTTAAAAGCGTTATAGGCTTCTTTTGCAGTTATAGGCTCGCCATCTTTGAAAATTGTGAAATCAGATGCTAAATATCGTCTAGGACTACCATTAATCATTATTCGCAAATTATGATTAGAGTAATATCTTACATCTTTGATTTCATATTCCCAATCCTTACATAAATCGAAATAGGCATCCGTTTTCATTATTGCTGTATATTTGTGCTTCATATTGTTACCCTTTCGCATCTACTAATTGAATAAAGCATTTACCGTCCGTCAGTTCCATCCATTCATAACACTCTTCCAGTGTCGGGAAATAAATATCAATACATTTTCCCTCTTCAATAGTTCCAACTCCATCTCCATCTTTATCCCTGCCAAATCCAGTGTCCAAGCATTCAAAGATGCCTAACAACTCCATCGGCTTCCCATCTTCATTGCTATAAACAATTGCAGTCAATCCCATCCATTCTTCTTTTACTGCACAGATTCCATATCTGACCTTTGTTCCAGATGCAGTAATCTCGCCTTGACAATACGCTGTTGTCTCGATAGCAAAAACCTCTGGAAATCCACTTCCTTGTGCATGCACTGGTACACTATGCAGCAAAACCAATATCGTACATAACCATGCTAATCGTTTCATTCCGCATCCTCCGCAAATATTTTTTTGATAGCTGCCAGTTGCTCTTTATTCTTCTTCAACTCTCTGCTAATTCGGTTTTGGCAAATCTCAACTGGAACGTGTTCCACAAACAACTCCATTTCCTCTTTGCTCATAGCTTTTACTCTATTGATAAACTCTTGTTTTTCCAGTTCTTTCATCATCGCTCCACACCACCTTTCATCGTTGTATATGGCTTATGTGCCATGTGTCGTTTCGCATTTTCACTCAGAAACTTAGTCTCTGACATTTTGTTTCTATGCAATTCTGAAACCAATCTATTTCTATGGCTCAGTTTTGTTGTATCTCCCATTTTCATCTTCATTTTTACACTACTCCAAAATCTTTTAATCTCTTATAAGCAAGCTGCACGTACCACTCTTTATCTAAAATGCTCGGTACTGGCATACCGTTCACATCCGCATTAAAAATAAAGCAATCATCTGGAGTATTTTCTATCTTGGCATATTTGCCAGTTTTCGCATGTAACTTAACCAATCCCCCATCTGGGTTCTTACTTGCAAACACTCTGATTGTTTTTTCATTCAACTCAGTTGCTTCACTCAGATCCATGCGTGTTTGTTTTGTGAGTCTGCCAGTTCTTGTACTTCGTACTGGTTCATAAGTAACCCCATGTAAAATACATTTGTATTTACCAGAGATTTTCTTAACCATCTGGAAGTCTTTGAGATTATTACATTCCATAATAGTCTGCCTTACTGACTTACCATGTACCATAAAATCAACTACAGCTTTATTCACAATCGCCAAATCATAATCCAATGTGGATAACTTTTTAACGTATGCACCTTTGGATTTCATGTTTCCGTCAGCATCCACAATCACATAATTATTTACATCCTTTTGGAACACTTTTCTGTACTCGTCAAATTCTAATTCCAGTCCAGTTCTATGCTCCCATTCGTATGCAATATCATCTATCAGTGAATACCATTCGTCCTCATCGTATCCAGCTGGCATCTTTATCAAAATACCATCCGTATTGCTCTGAATAAGTTCGCAATAAGGTTCTAAATGTTCAATCAAATCAAGCAATAAAAGCTGTCCATGTATACAAACGTTGTTTGCCATAAGTGGGTCATACAGTGGATTGTTCTTATCTTTGCTCGCTCCATACGTTCCGTTGATTACAATTTTCAGTGGTGCTTGCAATGGGTTTTTCTCCTTTTTATACTTCAAACGCTGTTCTACAATGTATTTGAACTTCTCTGGGTTGCAGCTTCTGGATAACAAGTTGTATCTCAACATTAAATTTGGATACAGACTTGCAACGTCCATCATCAAATACAATCCCTCGCCATAATACTTCTCACGTGCGCCATGTACTCCACCCCACGCAAAGTCATGTGGTACGCCAGCAATGTCAATGTGCAAAGATTTATCATAATCTCGGTTGCTTCTGTCCTTGTACCAGTCCAACACTTTTTTGTACTTAGAGAGTTGCAACGTATCTGGGAAGCTGATTTCAAATTCATCGTAGTACGTCTTTTTCTTTGCTTCCAAAATGGTTGCAGCGAGTCCAACTTTGGTTTTGGATATGTAGCTCAGTGGGAGCTTAAACATTTTCAGCAATCCCATTTGCGCATCAAAATCGCTTTTGCGCTGCATAAAGACTTCAACTGTCTGCTCCACGTCATGTCTGCAGTATCTGATTGTTTCTTCCAGCTCTTCATCTGTCAGCGGTCTATTAATGTCAAAAGGTACACTGGATTCCCTAATGTCATTTCCCATGAATCCCTCAAACACTTTCAAACCTCTGTCAATCCCCTGCATAACATCGTAATTGTTCAGTGGAATCTTCATAAATGCGCTGGAGAATAACCATCCTGCTCTGTCTTTTAAAATTATCCAGTCATTACATGCCTTTGGAGATAACCCAAGCAAAATGCTTTTGAGTATATACTGGTCGTAATTCCTGCTGTTAAAACCAACCCAGATATCTTGTTTGTGCTGCTCATAAAAATCTCTTAGCTGCTCTTCATCATTGATAATCACATGCTCTTTTTCCGCATCCATATCCAGAATCACAACTAACCAATCGTAAGCGTAGACCTCAAAATCAGTCGTAGAATAACATTCCTGCCATTCCCAACATCACATCCTTTCTTGCGCTTCCACATACGCTATTCCTCAACATCCAATTCAAAGTCCTGCACGGTTGTCACAATATCATCCACTCCACCACGCACATTCTTTTTAACTAATTCATTGAATCTTTTAACTGTCTCTTCTCTTGAGATAATTTCTTCCTCTGGTTCTTCACATCTCGCAATCATTGTGATTTGTGCTGTAATTACTCTTGTGATTTCTTTCATATCCTTAATCTCCCTAAATTCAACTAGGGATTGCTTTTTACAACCCCTAGTCTATTTTAAATTGCTTTTTAGTCTAAAAAATTTTAGACCTCAAACACATCTTCAATTTTAAATGCTGGATAACCTTTTTTAGTTTCATAGTATTTCAATACAAATTCCAATTTAGCGCATCCCTCAAACACATCCAAAATGGTGTTGTTGTAATGCTCATAGTTTCCATCGAATTCAACTTCTACATCAGTTTCCATGCTTCTTAAAAGCTCATTTACAATGTGAATCTGGAATCCCTGCGTAAGTAACTGATTCATAAAGATTAAGCTGCCCTTACGTTCCCCAGTGATAATCTTAAACCAAATGCTAATCATCGGCTCGCCTTTGTGTGCATCAGAACCACATTCTTTCAGTTCCATCTTTTCAACCTTAACTTCATAAGTGCCATATGGTACTTCTTCAAACTGCTGGCTTCCCTCTGCTGCCGCCTGCACGTCTTTCTTTAATGCTTCTCCGTCTACATTCTTATTCCATTTGTCAAAAATACTCATTTTATTTTTCCTCCGATTTTACATTTTTTAATAAATCCAATACTGCCGCAACCATTGCAAGTTTATCTGTAGTAGTTGGCTCATAATTTTCATCAGCTTTTAAATCAAGTTCTTTGATAATAGCTTCCGCTGCCATGTCAATTGCAAACTCTAAAAATCCCTCAAAGAGTTCATCATCTTCATCGAGTCCAAGAACTGTATCTACCAATATAGCTTTGCAGGCTGCGGATTTTGCTTTCTCATGTCTCTCACTTCCTATAACCTTTGCTCCTGCATTTACACAAAACTGCAAATTATCAACGATACCACGTTCTTTTAACTTTTCAATAATCTTCTGCATAATTATTCCCTCTGCTTTCTTTTTCTCTGCTTACGTTCTGGCTGCTCTTCTGCTTCCTTAGGAGCTTCCGCTTCCTCTACTGGAGTAGCTTCAACTTCTTCAACTGGAGCTTCTTCCACTGGTTCTGGGTTCTTCTTCACTTCCTCACGCTTCTTCTGAGTCTTTGGTTTTCCAGTTCCACTAGCTGTATCATAGACCTGCATCAAAGCATCCCAGCTCAATGGGATTGTGGTTTCTGTGATACCTTTTAATCTACCACCACCGAATACAACTTCATTCTGTTTAAAGTTCAGCGTTCTTGTGCCATCATCCTCAACTACTACTCTCGCAACAATATCCACCATACCAGCGATTTTGTTCGCAATAGCATCTTGAATGTTTGGCGCAATTCTCGTAATGTTCTGGCCGTTCTTCTTAGTGATGTCCTTACTAACATCCTCATGGCTAATAACAATCAAATTCTCATAATCTAAGTTAAAGAATCTTCTCATTACGCTCAGATACTCGGTCTTAATAATATCCCAACCTTTACCATAACCAGAATCACTCTCATGCTGGATGCCTAATTCGTCATACTTGTAAACCCTACACATTTCACGTGTATCCTCCAACAAGTCTACAATGATTGTCTTAAAATCATTCTGCTTCTTTTCCAGCTCTTCGATAGTTTCTTTAAACACTTCCCAAGCAAACTTACGCTTAGTGATTCTTCCCTCAACAGTAACAATGTCTTTGATTGCCAAATAAGGCATAGTCACAAATTCAATGTTTCCATCGGTGTTGAGATTCAATGGATCTGGCGCATCGTCAAGCATCGTAGTCTTTCCACTGAATGCTGCTCCATAAATCCAAATCTTTCTCTTTTTGGCTGCGCCAACTTCTCTTCGCTCGTTACTAGGTAATACCATGTAATCTGCTCCTTTCTCACAATAATCTTTTATTTCACAGAACTTGCAAAGATAACTAGGTTTCTTTTTAAAAGTTCCAGTGTGCTGTATTTCATTCACAATCTCATAGTATTCATAAACCTTGTTTTCATCGAATTTCACATACTCAATGAACGGTTCTAACTTATCAACTTCCTGCTGCACTCTGTTTCTGTACTGTACAATTGACTCGTTCTTTTTCTGCTTAGAGTTGTGCTTTGGAATAAAAATGTATCCAATATTTCTTATTTTGTGTCCAGTGGTTTGTTCAAACATCTCTTTGTAGATGTGCAACTGTCTGGATTTCAAATAATGCTCCACGTTATTGGAGTACTTAAAATCGTACATGTCATAGACTTTTGTACCATCCTGCTTCACTTCCACAAGCTGTAGCAAATCTATGAATCCAATAAACTCTTTTGTTCTAATGCAATATTCAAATATTACTTTCTCGCCTTTCAGCAAATCTTTTACCTTATTAATCATTGTTTCCAATCTAATGGACTCTGTAATATGGTCGTCTGTAATCACTGGATATGCCATAAAGTATTCTTTTATTGCACTGGCAGCATCTGTTTCTATTCCGTGATGTATAGCAGTTCCTAACCTCAATGGATTGTCAGCTGTATAATCCCACAGAGCATCCAGTTCATCTACATATCGAAATTTAAACTTAAAAGGACACATTTCATAGGCTTCCGTCCTGCTATGGCTAAACTGCTTCATAATACTACCAACCTTTTATATCATTGTAATAAGTAAGCATTCCCACATCCTTAATCTCTTTAAATCTCTTATTTATGACTTCATCATCCATAAAGTTTTTAAAGGCATCCCAATCTTTTGGATACAATAGAAATGCAAATCCACCAGCTTTTTCAATCTCACGCAGATTGTATAACTGCAACTCACTAGGCTTGCCATTTGGAGCTTTCACTTCAATTGCTACAAAATAACCATTCACACAAGCTAATATATCTGGGATACCAGATTTCGTATAAGCTGCTCCCGCCCAGTATTTCAGAAACCATGCGCCATTATCTTTGAGATACTTTTTGATTCTGTTTTCAAAGTTTTTCTCAGATGCCATTACACCACCGTCACTCTCAAATATGCAGATTTCTTGCTAGGCTTCAAGAAAAGTTTATATGCTTCTGGGTTCTCTTTCTGGAACTGCTTTGTATCGAATGTCAGTGATTCACTTTCTGGAACATATGCAATCTTCAAACACTCATCCTCATATTTAGGGATTGAAGATTCAATCATATCTTTCATAAGCAACGCTTTAATCTCTTTTTCCCTGCTCTCCAGTTCCTTTTTCTGTGTCAAAATCGCACACAATTCAGATGTTAATTTCTTATTCATACCTCTTCCTCAAACAAATAATCCGTGTAATCTTTTCTCTGCTGCAAACACTCATAGATATCTTCTTCTACAGAATCCTTGCACATCATCACATAATAAAAGCATTTCTTGTCCTGCCCTATTCTGTGAATACGCTTCTTTGACTGCTCAAATAATTCACTACGTTCTGGCAAGCTAAAATAAATAATCTTGTTTGCTTTCTGCAAGTTCAATCCCATTGCCCCTGCTTGATACTGCACAAGTAAAACGCAATCAGAATGTTTATCAAATATATTTATCTCTTTGCACTCGCCATTGATTATTCCCACTGGTCTGTTCAATCGCTCGCAAATCTCGCTCATTTGATACATCTCTTCATTGAAGTTATAAAAAACTATCAATCTATCTTGTGTAGATGCCACCAAATCCTCAAATGCCTGCATTTTAGCATCACTGTACTGTCCACAGAGTTGTCTCTTTCGCAATCTCTTTGTTAGTCCAGTATCCCCAATGAGTTCTGTTCCGTCTTTAAGCATCACATAATCGTCTTTTACAAACTTCACATAGTCTTTGGACTTAGGAACATGTACCGCAATAAAGTTCTGCTCTGGAAGCTCAAAACATTCCTCAGTTTTCATAAACACTGCACCATGCTGCCGCATCTTAGATTTCAAACGCTCTACGTTCTTATAGGGATTGTCAGTGTCAATCGTCTTGCGTATCAATCCACCAAATCTCACTGTCTTAAAATTCACGTACTGCTTCAAATACAAGTCCTCAGTGATGTTGTAACCAAGCAAACTCATTTGTGTCCAAAGATTCTCGTATTTTCCGCTAGTAGGTGTACCACTCAGCAAAATAACGTTCTTTGGTTTCAGCTTCATAATAAATTTGGTCTGCTTTGCTTTGCTGCTTTGTATTAGAGAACTTTCATCCAACATCAAAGTAAAATCTTTCAGATCCAGAAGCTCTTTTCTTCTCCATGCAAGCTCATAATTCACAATGCCAATGCACTTGTACCCTTGTGATTTGTTTGCCGCCAAAAACATCTGCAACTCTTTTGGATTCCGCAAAACAAAAACTATATAGGTGTAATACTTCTCAAAATGCTCTTTCCAGTCGTCAATCTTAGAGTTCTGGCACACCAACAAATTTATCCTGCAACCCAATTGTTTTAGCTTCTCGCTTCCAACAAATGTCTTACCCAAACCCATGTCCAAGTAATAAGCTACATTATTGAATTGTTCTGTTTCTTCCAGTGCTTTTGTCTGGTGGGGAAATAAATTAATCATTGTTCTTTCCTAAGAGTCCAATAAGTTCACTAATCATATCTCCAAGATTTTCTAATGTTATTTCATCGTTATTCACTGACGACTCCATCTTTGCAATCTTTCTTCCATCCTTAATCATGGATTCAAATTTTTCATCATCCATATTGAGTTTTTTCTGCATTTCATTCATAAGTCTGCACAATCCTTTGAATAACTCGCAGCCTTTGCCCTCAATCTTCATGGTAATTTCTGTTTTGTCGTTTCCCATGTCCTTTGCTTCATAACTAATCCTTGTCATAATCAATCTCCTTTACATTTTGTGGGTCAGTTAAATCTTTCCCCTCATTGTTTTCTAAAAAGTTGTCAATAGCTTGCTTTCTTACTTTGAATCTCCCAAGTTTTAAGCAGGGAAGTAATCCAGCCTTTATCAGTTTGTATACATAATTCTCATTTGTCTTTAATAGCTCCGCTACTTCGGGAATCGTATACAACACATTTTCCATGTCAATTATCACATCCTTATTGTCAATTTTAAATTGCTTTTTAGAGTAAAAAAATTTAGTCTCTGTAAAAGTCTGTCCAGTCAAAGTCAAGTTCATCGCCAATTGCTTTTGCAACACCTACAGACGGTTTATTGATTCCAGTCTCATACTGTCCAATCGCTTGTCTCGTAACACCTACTTTTTCTGCCAGCTGTTCTTGTGTAATTCCAGCTGCTTCTCTTTTGGCTCTCAAATCAAATGCCATTTAAAATTCTCCTCTCAAAATTATTGTGCAATAATATATTGCTATAATGCAATTATAAATTGCTTGTGCAGTTTTGTAAAGCAATTTTTACTTGCTTTTTGTATTTTTTTCAATACAA